TGGAAAGAACGATGATATGGTCATGGGTCTTGTGCTGTTCGCATGGCTATCAGATCAAGCCTATTTCAAGGAATACACCAACATAAATACCCTTGCGAAGCTTCGCGAGAAGACGGAAGAAGATATCTTACAAGAACTTACTCCGTTTGGCTTCTTCGACAACGGCATGACCCACGAAGAGATAGTAGAGGCTCCTAGAATTCGCGGTTGGATGAGTGACGAGGCAGAAAACTCCTTTATATAAATAAATGAAAGTTTCATAATCGCTCGAGCTCTATACAATCTAAAAGGAGATTACAATGGCATATCAAGTAAGTCCTGGCGTTAACGTTACTGAGATTGATCTAACGACGTCAGTCCCAGGTGTGGCTACTGCTACCGGCGCTATCGCTGGCGTGTTTCGCTGGGGTCCTGTCAGTGAGAGAGTATTGATCTCCAATGAGAATCAACTCGTCTCAACGTTCGGCAAGCCAACATCGAATAATGCAGAGACGTTCTTCACAGCTGCTAACTTTCTCGCCTATGGCAATTCGCTTCAGGTAGTTCGTGCAGCCAACACAACGAATGCAACCGCGACTATTGGTGCACTGAACGCTATCGCCAACACCGGAACAGTCACTGCCCTTAATGAGGTAGTAAAGAACAGAACAGATTATCTTCTGAAGGACGGCACCTTTGACGCTGATGCGCAGTACATCGCTAAGTATCCCGGGTCGCTGGGTAATTCACTTAAGGTATCTGTGTGCGACAGTGTTAACGCTTTCAGCTCAAGTCTCGATATCATCGGTGTAGAAACCGGCAATACAATCACCGGTACATTCACACTAAACATCGGATCAAACACAGGCACATTCGTGTTCGTCTCAAGTGGTGTCGTTGGTGCTGCTAACACATACGCAAATACCATCGCTTCAGGTTTCACAGTCGGTGACGTGCTGGTTGCCGGTAACACGTCCATTGGTACACAATATATAAAGATCACTGCAGTCGGCACAGCGTCTGCTAACGCTACTGCAGCTACATTCACGCTGAATCTAGACTCACCATATAGACTCGCTACTAACTACGTCGTAAGTAACACCGAGAATGGTAACACTACGGTAGCCAACGTAACCAGAAACTGGGAACACTTCAACGTAGTTGATTCTGCACCTGCTACATCTTTCTACGTAGCAAACTTCGGCAACAGCGCTGCTGTTGACACCATGCATGGTGTAGGTTCTGATGCTGATGGTCAGTTTACAGGAGCTCCTGGAACCGTACTTGAGGTCTACAGAGATGTGTCTCGCGCTACAGATGCAAAGACACAAGAGGGTGCATCAAACTATTACAAGACAGTAATCAATGATGGATCTGCCTACATTTGGTTTGCAAATGATCGTTCTGGTGCCATCTCAAACACGGCAGCAAACATCACGAGCTCATCTAACGTCAATCCTCTTTCACAAGACTTTGTTGGTGGAACAGACGGATATACGGAATCGACAGTGCCACTAGCTACTCTAGCAACCGGATATGATCTATTCAAGCCAGTTGAAGAAGTCGATGTATCGCTTATCCTACAGGGCAAGCCTGATGGTGGTACGACAGTAATTGCTGGCCAGACAGTTGAGAACTTCCAGCTAGCCAACTACCTGATTCAGAACATCGCTGAGATCCGCAAGGACTGCGTAGTATTCGTATCACCAGACGATGCCATCGTAAGAGGTAACCCTGGTGCTGAAGCAACATCCATCGTTAACTGGTTCGGCGCAGTAGCCGACTCGACATACGCTGTATATGACTCAGGTTACAAGTACATGTACGATCGCTACAACGACGTGTATCGCTATGTTCCATTGAACGGTGACATCGCAGGTCTTGCAGCAAGAACTGAGGCTACCAATGAAGCTTGGTTCTCACCTGCTGGCTTCAACAGAGGTCAGATCAAGAACATCGTTAAGCTTCGCTACAATCCGTCTAAGACTGATAGAGATGTTCTCTATAAGAACTCAATCAATCCAGTGGTAACGTTCCCTGGACAAGGAACTGTGCTCTTCGGTGACAAGACCGGCACTAAGAAGCCTTCTGCTTTCGGTCATATCAATGTAAGACGCCTATTCATTACTCTAGAGAAGGCTATCTCACAATCTGCTAGATTCTCACTATTTGAGTTCAACGACGAGTTCACAAGATCACAGTTCAAGAACCTTGTTGTTCCTTACCTGCGTGATGTTCAAGCACGTCGCGGTGTGCAGGACTTCCTTGTAGTATGTGACACAACGAACAACACACCAGAGAGAATTGATCGTGGCGAATTCTGGGGTGACATCTACATCAAGCCAAATCGTTCTATCAACTTCATCCAGCTTAACTTCGTCGCTGTTAGAACTGGGGTTCAGTTCTCCACAGTCGTTGGACAGTTCTAATAAATAGAAGAAAGTAGGAGAATCAATCAATGGCTTTTAATATCAACGAATTCAAGAGTCTTGGTCTTACGGGAGGCGGCGCGCGCCCGTCTCTCTTCAAGGTTCAAATCACGCCAAACATCGATGAAGATCGCGATGCATCGCTGAAGTTCGAATTCACGTGCCGTGCAACAGAGATTCCAGCAGCTACTATCGACTCCATCAACGTGCCATACTTCGGTCGTCAGATCAAGCTGGCCGGCGATCGCACGTTTGCTGACTGGTCTGTAACCGTGATGAACGATGAAGACTATATAGTTAGAAACATGTTTGAAGATTGGTCGAACAAGATCAATCAGTTTGTTGCTAACAGAAAGCTTCTTGAGAGTAATACTTACAAGAATTCCGATGCTCTTGTAACTCACTTCTCAAAGGATGGCTCACCTATCAGAGCATATAACTTCGTTGGCATCTTTCCTGTGTCCATCTCGAATATGGCTCTAGACTGGGATACTACTAATGCTATTCAGACTTTCGACGTAACTTTCGCATATGACTATTGGGTACCTGTTCAAATCGGTAGTATCACAAACATCGATACAGGTGAACCCGGTAACGTTGGTTTCCTGAGAGCTCCTCAGTAATTTGATTATGATAGAGGGGGAAATTCCCCCTCTTCGATTGGAAAAAATAGATGAAACTTTTCGGCTTCGAATTTCAACGTAAGGCACCGGTAGATGTAACACCGTCGTTTGCACCCAGAGAGGCAGACGACGGTGCAGTAGTCGTAGCTGCAGGTGGTGCATACGGCACGTATATCGACTTAGATGGTACAGTAAGAACTGAAGCCGAACTAGTTACCAAGTATCGCGAGATGTCATTACAACCAGAGATTGATTCAGCGGTTGACGAGATCGTCAACGAGTCGATCGACATCAACGAAGAAGACATTGTTCAGATCAATCTAGATAACTTAGAGATCCCTGAGCGTGTGAAGAAAGCGATCCGTGATGAGTTCGCAGTCATATTGAATATCCTCAATTTCCAGTCACGCGCTTATGAGATCTATCGTCGTTGGTACATCGACGGTCGCATCTACTATCACGTCGTTATCGACGAGAAAGACGTCAAGTCGGGCATCAAGGAAGTTCGGTACGTCGACCCTAGAAAGATCCGCAAAATCAGAGAAGTCTCCAAGAGAAAAGTCCCAGGTGGTGACGGCGGCGAGGCTGTTATTCCCAAGGTTCAAAACGAATACTTCATCTTCAATGACAAGGGATTCAACTACGGTAACAAGATGGTTGGGCCCACCACGACCGGCATGAAGATCGCTAAGGACTCAATAGTATACATCAATTCTGGGTTAACAGATACTCAGGGAACAATGGTTCTCTCATATCTTCACAAGGCAATCAAGTCTCTCAACCAGCTACGCACACTTGAAGATGCGCTAGTCATCTATCGTCTCGCCCGCGCGCCTGAGAGAAGAATATGGTACATCGACGTCGGTAACCTGCCGAAGATGAAAGCAGAGCAGTACGTTCGTGACATCATGGTCAAGCATAAGAATCGCTTGATCTATAACGGCGACACTGGTGAAGTCAGAGACGACCGTAAGTTCATGACGATGCTTGAAGACTACTGGCTACCTCGTCGCGAGGGCGGCAGAGGAACAGAAGTCACCACACTCCCTGGTGGTCAGACTCTCGGTGAGATGGACGACGTCCTCTACTTCCAGAAGAAGCTTTACCAGACATTGAATGTTCCCGTCAACAGGCTCAACTCGGATGCCTTATTCTCAATCGGTAGGGCGACAGAAGTCACCAGAGATGAGTTGAAGTTCGCTAAGTTTATCACGAGACTTCGTGGAAGATTCTCGATGCTGTTTACCTCTCTACTAGAGAAGCAGCTGGTGCTCAAGGGAATCATGTCTATTGAAGATTGGCAGAACATCGCTGCCGACATCAAGTATGACTATGCTAAGGACAACTACTTCACAGAGCTTAAGGACGCTGAGATCATCCAGAATCGCGCTCAGCTCATGATGACGGTCGAGCAAGGTGGATTGCTTGGCAAGTACTACTCTCATAAGTGGGCGCGCCGCAATATACTTCATCAATCGGATGACGTCATTGAAGAGCAGGATGAAGAGATCAAAGAAGAGGAATCCGATCCTCGTTGGAATCCACCGCCGATGGATGAAAACGGAAACCCAGTCGAACAGCCGCAGGGTGTTCAACCGCTAGCAAGCGATGAAGATACAGATGCAACTCCTGAGACTGATGAGAGTAACAAGAAGGTCAGAGAAGCTGAAGCTACAGTGAAGCTGCTAGGAAAGAAAGACAAGCGATCGATACAAGATGAAGCTAAATATAGATCAGCTGTTCAAATCCTAGCTAGAAACAAATAGAGGTTAAACAATGACTGAAATAAGCGCTAGAATCGCAGACCTTATCAACTTCAGCTCTAATCAAAAGCCGCTTGAGTTTGGTGCGACATTCAACGAGATACTACGGAATAAAGTTACAGCTGCTATCGATATCAAAAAGACAGAGATCGCCAGCAGAATGTTCAATGCTCCTGAAGTTGAAGATGAGGCTGAAGATCAAGAACAAGAAACAGATTCAGAATCAGAAGTAGAAGCAGAGGAACAAGAAGATGGCGAAGCAGCTTAAGGATATCCTAAACGGAGTCAAGGCCTCTAAGATTGTTCCAGGTTCTACTGGTTCTGATCCCGGTGTCGACTATGCTCCTAAGGCTCCCGATGAACAGGAGTTCGTGAAGAAGCACTCGACGGAAAAGCACGCCGACCGTGTCGGCAATGGTGATGATGTCTACCAGGCAACGAACATCAAGCATGTCATGGCTTCCCCCAAAGAAGACAAGCATGGTCACAAGAAGCCAGCTGATAAGAAGGTATACGAGGCTGCAAAGTGCAACATGACAGAGGCAGGTACGGCTTGCCCAGTTCATGAGATGGCTGACTGCACGAAGAAGACCCTTAAAGAAGTTATCACTAAGGATACCTCTGCAGGAGAGATCATTAAGGATTTTCAAAAGTCAAAGAATCCAAAGTTTGCCGGTAAGTCTCAAGAGAAGCGCAAGCAGAT